TATCACCAAATGAGGAAAAAATAAAGACATTTTGCGCATATATCAATCGTTTAACACGTTAATTGTTATATTACACATCCGTCGCGGTATTCAAATACCAGCGCGTAGACAAATATTTATTAGTATTCTTTTTACTATCCATAGTTCCAGCAACAAATGTTTTGTTAGGACCTTTGTTTACAATGCTCTGAATTTGCCTAGTGCCAAGAGCCTTTTCGAAATAACGTAATTCAGAAGTATTTCCAGAAAACCCACCATTCATAGATACATAAACATCACCATAATTTTGTCTAGGAACACCTTTTAACATATGACGTTTCACTAAAGTGCCATTAATATAAACATCTAATTGCTGTTGTTTCGTAACACGGATAATAACATTTACCCATTTATGTAAAGGTAAATCTTTTATTTGTATCTTTTCCATAATTTCATCAAAAGAATTCATAACAATCATTAAACCAGCAACATTTCCTCGCCCATCATTACCATCTTCGCCGGGTCCATCTATTCTAGGCGTAATATACAACCCAGGTCCATTATTCGGATAATTTATTCCATCGATGCCTCCGCCATTTCCTCTGCCTATGTTATCATTCCCTTTATGGAACACATGTTTATATTCATGCTCTTTGTAAGCAAAATCATCAACATAAACCCAAACAGACCATGTAAATTCTAATCCTTCACGCTCATTATTAGAACGAAGAATTGGAACAGCTCCTTTTTTAGAAGGATCTTGCGGTATAATCATTAATTGACGAGAATTAATCATACCATTTATTAACACAGGGTTATGGTCTTTAGAAAATACCTTAGATAAAATAAATGAACCTACACTTAATAACATCATAAATATAATTAAAATCAAAATTAAAAAGGCAAATTTTGCAACAATGCTATTTGATTGTAAAAATTCTTTACTACCTTGAACATATTGATTAGATGAAAATTGTTCTAATTGGACTTTATATTCTCCAAGTTTATTCATTCTCTTATATATATTATATAAAATATATAATATATAATATATCTTATAATGATTGTATCTTCTATTATGTATCCTATAATCATTATATCATCTTATATCAAAATTAAAAAAGTAAATTAAAAATATGTTTATTTAAACTTCAAAACTACCTTGCACTTCATTATCTTTCACCATCGAAAATCGCAATCTATATTTACTTAAAGCATTTCCTAAAATACTTCCACCAAAGCCATCTTTGTAAATATTGTATGCTTCTTGAGGATTAGATGCGTGCGACCAATATTTAAAGGAAGACGTCCATCCACTAAAACCACCACCATGAGTTACATTAATATCCATGTTATTATCAACACGAGGAACACCAGGAATAACACATGTTCGCACTAATTTACCATCAACATACACATCTAAAGTTCGACCATACAAACTAGTAATCACATTCACCCATTTCTGAATAGGAATGTTATCAATAACGCAAGTATGAAGACTGGTATTTGCGTTAGCTGCATCACGTTCAGCCGCTAAACGAGCGGCTCTTTCTTCTTCGGTTTCAGACGTTCTAACACCTTTATTACAAGCGTCGCACGCGCATGTATAACCACTTTCGCACGCAAGACAGGCGGCATCAGTTGCTGCTTGATCAATTCCGGCACCACCAGAACCAGCACCAGCTCCAGTAACTTCTTTCTCGGCATCATAATACTTAATCTTCACCTTTAAAGTATTTGGCTTTGTGTCTAAAACAACATTAGGGCAGTTTGTTCGGTCTAAGATATTCTTTTCTGAACCAAACATATAATTCCAATTATCAATAAAAATCCACATTGAATAAGTAAAATTACTAGAATTATTTGAATTTTTTAAATCATCCGCTTTAATCGTTTGCGGTTTTTTTGCTTCTGCCATTTCGGTCAACTTGTTGGTTTTAGAAAAGGCATTTACTATCAAATAAACTATCACTAATAAAACAAAGACGAGTATAACTATTTGTTTAACATCCATTTTATATATATTATAGAATAGAAATTAACTATAATATATCTAAATATATTCAATGATATCACAATTTTGTATAATTAATAATTTATCTAATATGTATTATTGAACACCTACCATATTTTTTATATCATTCATAAATTTATTATTCGGATTCTTCTTTTTTTCTATATTCATATTTATATCATCCTTTATACTCCATACATATGGTGCGTCTTTTTCGCGCAATGTTTTATAGTTCAATATAATATTTTTCTTATTAAGAATATCTTCATAATAAGTTACATTACATATTCCACCATATAATCCATTTTCGGCTCCAGCAGTTACACTATCAAAAGACATATATGGTGCTACACCAGAGATTGACCCAACTAATTCACCATTTATAAACACATCAATATATCCATCATGATAATTTATTACTATGTTATTCCACTTTTGATAAATAATATTTTTTGTTTCATATACCTGAACTATTTTATTTATCTTATTTACATCACTATTATCGTTTGACGCAACTTCGGCAACAACCCGTAAACTATTTAATTTACCATTGTATTCTAATGCAACCTTTTTACCATAACTTAAGATATTTGTATATTTTCCATAAGAACTATTTGTATTTGGTGGTTGAGGGTTTAAATTAAACCATCCAGATAATGCATATTTATATCTAAATTGCTGTAACTCTGTATCTGTGTATTGAGGGTGAACTTCAAAATCCACCTTTAACCAAGTGGGGTTTTTCAATTTCTTATAAAACCATGCTAGATATTTATTTTTAGGTTCATTTGGGTCTGTATAGTTAGGGTCTGAAGCATTGTCTAAACTATATTTTTTCTTTATTTCTAATTCTCTTTTTATTCTTTCATTTTTTTTATTATTGTATATTTCATCAAACGATGATACATGTTCAAGATCTTTACGTTCATATAAATCATCAAAATTACCTATATTATGTTCTTTATTCAAATTTATTGGTTCATTTAATAATTTTAAACCATCATAATTAATTGCTTTATCGAATATGAATGGAATTAAAAACCACATTCCTATAATAACAGCTTCACCGCCAAGTAATATCCATACTGGTTTTGTTGTTAAATTATATTCGTATTTGGCCGAATCAATAATATCTACAAGTAAACAAGGTAAGTACATGACAAACTTCAAAAGTAATGTTGAAAATTTCTTACCTGGTGCATTTTTGGCTTTATTTATTTGTTTTTTCAATAAAATATAAACAATACCAAGAACACCTATAAATATAATTGCAGACATCGATAATTCTACCATACTAATCAATGATGTATTCATCAATAACCATATTAAACCTCTTACTGCCATCATAAACACAACAAAAAACGCAATAGTAGAGAAAAATTTAATAATAATATTTGTTTCGGTCATACCTACCATATCAATATCTTCAGGCGCATTGATTTTCTCTCTTATAAACACAAATAATATAACATATGTAAATGCTATAGTTAATACCAATAATTTTGTAAAGGCTGGAAATGTGGTATTTATATTAAAAGGATTGAAATAATAGATTAATATAATAAACAAAATATATTGTACCATTTCCAATTTGGCCAAATGATTAGGATCAACATATATTTTACGAGTTATACGATCAATAAAACTTAAATCGATTTCTTTTCTAGAAAGTTTATCCCATTTATCATTTAAACTAGATACATTATTACCTAAACCTTGTTTATAATCCTTTACTTTTCCTTTTAAATTTTCTCTTATATCATTTACAGCCATACTTTTGTTGTATAATATTAGAATAGTTTTTTATTATACAAGATATAGGATATATTATTATTTTATAAATTTTCAAATGCTGTTTTTTTACCATGACAATCTCGACATAAAGCAACTAAATTATCTACATTATTAGAGCCACCATTATCTAGTCTTATTTTATGGTCTACTTCAAACCACGCCGGTAATTGTTTTTTACATCCACCGCAATTCCACCCTTGCTGTGCTGCTACATATTTTTTTTTGGTTTCACTTACTGAACGTTTAACATTTTTTGTGCCATTGCCATTCATATTACCATTACCATTGCCATTGCCATTAGGTATTCTTCCGGAATTCATTATTTTTCTCTCCTGTGCGCCATATCCTCCACCTCCACCAAAAGTATCCTTTGACAAATTTAATAGTGGAGATAACATATCACTTGCTTCTTTATCAATCGGCATATACTTTATAATTCCATTCGCGTGGGTGAGTAAATTTTTTGAATCCGCTGGATATTTTTTTGTAAATAAAAACACCGAAAGACCTACAAAGGCTATTCCGCCCATTTGATAATATTTTTTCCAAGATTTCAATAATCTTACATATTTACCATCAGTATAAGTATTTACAACAAAAAATATAGTTATTCCTATAACTAGAAGTTCTATTTTCATTTATATAATAAATATATTATTTTAATTATACCATATTTATTATACCATATTTATTCATCACGAATTGGTTCAATATTATATTGGTTATCGGTAGTATCAGAAAATCCAAATTTTTCGTTAACATTATTTTGGTTTGATTGTATTTTTCTTACTGGTGTAGGATATCTTATATCAAGGTTTTTAGTTTTATTTTTTTTAGCTTTACTTTTATATTTTTCTTCTTCTCCTCTTGCAATTACATTTAATGATTCTAACTCCTTTACTAATTCGTCTATATCAATTGGCTTCGTAGCAAATTCGGGACTATAGCAATACTTAATAAGTATTCTACATATAGCATTTATAATTTTTTTATTAATAATATAATCAATATAATTATCAGAACCATATGATACACCATTTCCAACAATACTTGTATAACACATTAAAAATCCCCAAATATCAGCATTTTTAGTAAATACTTCATAAAAATATTTTGTATCATTAAAAATACCATTATCATCTACATATTTCAATAATACAGCTTGTATATATTCTATAATAGTATTCATTTCAAGAATTTTATAATTTATTTTACTTGATTCATGTTCCATTTCTACCGCGTATATTTTATAAATATCATGTAATATATCAAGAACAGATTCAAAATGCCCTTTACTACGATTAAGTGTTATATTTAACATTTTTATTGCAATAATTTTCATTAATTCATCGTGTCCAGATTTTTTATTAAAAAAATCTGGGGATGCTTTTTGTCTTTTAAATTCTTTTGGTAATAATTTTTTAACATAACTATTAAAAAATATATCAGAAAAAGGCATATTAAAATGGATTGAACGATCTATAATTTCTTTTGGTATAGTATTTCCATCATTTTCTCCAGCTAACCCCCAATCAATTAAACGTGCTAATTCTCCATCCTCTGTTATTAAAATATTATTGCCTTTAATGTCAAAATGATTTAATTTATTTTTATTTATAGGTTCTATTCCTTTTTTCAACAAACGAATGAGGGAATTGTTAAGTTTTAAAAAAAGTGTATATTTATCCTTATTATCACTCATTAACATATTTCTTATAAAATCATCAATTGTTATACCTCCGTCTGGCATATTTAAAATTCTTAAATTATCTAAATTATTATTAACATTTGTAGAATCTATTCCTTCTCTTGTAAATAAATCACATTCTCTATCAAATGATTCTATATTTTCGCCTTCTAATTCGGAAGGCGAACACGTATATGTATCAGACACCAAAAAATATTGTTTATTATCGCTTGGAAGATTATCTATTATCTTTTTTACTTTATTCATTTCATCAATTTCTTTTTCAATATCTTGTTTATACATAAGCTTTGATACATTATTTGGGTTATACTCAGTCTCATTATCCGAGCATTTAAGAGATGGTCTAAATACGCAACCATATGAACCAGCATCTATAGCTTTCCCCCCCTGTTTTTTATTTTTCTTTGTGGTATTCTTTGTGGTATTCTTTGTGGGTTTTTTATTATATTTATGCGTAATTTTACTACGCATTTGTATTATATATATATATATATATTACTATTTTCTATACAAATAAATTGTTAAAAATGTTATTAATATAATAATTCCAAAGAACACATATTTCTCTCTACGTTTTCTTTCTTCCTTTACTTTAATTGCTTTTGGTTTATAATGTTCGTAATAAGCTACCATTGCATCTTCCATTGTTAATTCAGGTTTATCAAGTGATACATTTATTTTATTATGAATAAAATGAACCCATTTTACAAAAGAAGGTTGTGAGTCTAAATAAGGCGTAACTGGATATTTATCAAGTAATTCACTAAATTTATTGCCCATTGTTGATATGGGTAAAAATAATGGCATATTTTGTAAAAAATCATAATATTTTTTCTTAATTGTTTCATTTGGGTGAGTTGGATAAGATAATGCGATTGTATGTAAAACAAACCAATAAAAAGGCCCCCATACTTCCGGATCTAACGCCATTATAATAAATGATATAAAAAGATTTACAATATAACATATAATTGTAACTACACATGAATAATAATAATTATTGTAATAATTGCGGAACTAAAGGGCATATTTTTTATCAATGTAAGCAACCAATTACAAGTGTTGGTGTAATTGTATTTAAACTAAATTCTGAAGGAAATCGTGAATATTTATTAATAAGACGAAAAGATAGTATTGGTTATGTTGAGTTTATGCGAGGGAAATACAATCTATACAATAAAATGTATATTTCTAATATTATTTCAGAAATGACAAGAGATGAACAATATCGTATTTTGAATAAAGATTTTGA